GGTTGGGCATCGTCGAATAGCCGCTGGCCGCCCAGGCGCTGATGATGATTTCGTTGACGTCCGCCAGGATGGCGGCAGGCGTTTTCGCATTCCAGCGACCACCGGTCACGTTGGTGATGTTGGTCACCAAGCTGTTGTTCAGCAAGCCGCCGACGTTCAGCGTGGAGTCACCCACGTAGACCTGCTCGTCGGTGTCCATCTGCTGCTTCAGCTTCAGGGCTTCGTACTTCTGGTCATCGATGGGGCGGCCCATTTTGGCGGCCGACTCCAGTTCGAGGATGGAGTACTTGATTTCCAGCGCCCAGGGCGTCAACGGGTTCGGCACCTTGCCGGTGTCCACGCCGACACCACCGATTTGCGTGGTGGCCTTGCCGATCCAAGCCTTGCCGTTGCGGATGCCGTTGCCGGTGCCGAGGTTGCCGGCGCTGCCGAAGCTCGTCAACGTGAACGACGACACTTCGTCCGCGATGGTCACGTCTTCGCGGAGCTCGATGTCACGGCTCCAGGTGACGGCCGACAGCGGCAGGTGCAGCGTCTGGTCCAGGCGCTCGAGTTCGCCGACCAGGAAGGCGCCGGTGCTGTCCACCGTGCGTTGACCGTCCCAGGTCTTGTAGGCGTGATCGAGCGTCTTGCCACGCTGATTGCCGATGAGGTCCAGCGGCGCCGTCGCCATCAGCGCGGTGTCGAAGGTTTGATGGTCGCGAGTGCGGACACCGCGGGTGAGGACGCCTGCGGCGAGGGCTGCGGCGGAAGGAACGAGGGAAAGGCGCTTCATGTTGATAGCTGTCCTGGTTGGTTTCTGTTCTGATGACGTCGGCGCTTACGCAGCCAGCATCTCGATTTCGGTCACGCCGTTGCTGTCGGTCGGGCCCACCCACTTGACGTTGGTGAGCAGCAGCGTGTTGGCGCCGTCAGCCGCCGAGGTCAGGCCGCCCTGGATGAGCGCACCGGCCGTTGCGGCGATACGCACGTACACGGCGCCACCCTTGGCCGGTTGCAGGGTCGCGAAGTTGTTGCAGCGCGCGATCATGTAGCCTTCACGCAGCACGTCAACCACGGCCGGGCCGTCCGGGGGAACCGCGGCACCGATTGCGCTGGCCATACCACCCGTGGTTTGCTGCGTCGGGTACGGACGCACCAGGAAACCGTAGACGGCGGTGGCGGTGTCACCGGTGATGTAGCCGCGCACGGCGTTGTTGGCGGCGTCGATGAGCACCGGATCACCGTACAGGCGAACCTTGTTCGCCAGGGTGGGCGTCATCAGGACCGGCAGCACCGAGAACGGATGGGTTCGATTCACGTCACCGGGGAAACCGGCACCCATGCGGTACTGGTAGCTGATGTCGTTGGTGCGGGCACGCGTGAGGCTTGCCGAGGAAAGCGCCAGCACAGCCAGCGCGATGAGAGACTTCTTCATTTGGAAAATCCTTGAAGGTTACTGAAAAGGTTGTTGCGTTGGGGTGGTGGTGTGTTTACTTCGGCGCTTTGGCTTGTGACTCCCAGAAGGCTTTGTTGGCCGCGTTGATTTCGGCAATGGTCTTGTTGACCGGGCCGGCCGGCACGGGCGTCGGCACGCGCTGACTGTCACGGGTCGCGGTCGTGTTGTTGGCGGTGGCCTTGGCGGCGGCAGCAGCCTTGAACAGCGTGGCGGTCGCAACGCAGTCGATGCCGATGCAGTCGAACGGTTGGCCGCCGTTCACGCCCTCGATGAGCAGCTTGCCTTCGGGCGTGCCGTAGGCGGTGTCCAGCACCTTGCGGCGCGTGGCGCACATGCGGTCCACGGTCTTGGCACGCGAGTAGGTGGCGTCGAACGTCGGCACCTTGAAGCCCGGCACGAGGATTTCGGCTTGCGCCAACATCTGCGTGTAGGAGGTCGCCAGCGCGGCGCTGTCACGCGTCTTGCCTTCTTCGGTGTTGTCGGGTTCGTCGAACTCGGCATCACCGGTCTTGCCTTTTTCCTTGGCTTCCTTGGCTTCGCGGGCCGTCTTCTCTTCGTCGGTTTCGGTAGGCGGGGCGCCGTCACCAACCTTGGCCTTCAGCAGCGTCAGGATTTCCGACACGTTGCCTTCAATGCCGGTGACACGTTCGTCCAGCGCGACCATGGCGGCGTCACGCGTAGGGGCGCCGTCACCGGTATGCACATGGATGTGCGTGTCCGTGTCGGCGTCTTCACCGCCCGCGGCTTCGAGCTCTTCCAGCTCGGACTGTGCGTCGGCGAAACGCTGGCGCGCTGCCTCGACAAGGGTGTCGTGATCCAGGGTGCGGCGGACGCCGCGAATCTTTGCTCGTTGGGTGGCCATTTGCCGTTCCTTCTGGGTTGCTGGTTGGGGGGACTGAAAAGCGGAATCACCGATAGCGCAACGCGGGCCGCATCGGCCTTTGCGCACCAGGGCGATGTGATTGCCGAGGATGTTGAACTGCTTGCCGAGGCCGCCGCCGACGTCGAGGTAGTCGGCGTCATAGCCGAGGCTGACCTCGACGAGACCTTGTTCGATGGCGTCAATGGTGCGGCGGTCGGTCACCATCAAGTCGGCAAGGATGACGTCTTCGTCAGCACCTTCACCGCGACGCACGTTCAGCGCGTAGCCGCAGCTGAGCTGCCGCCAGTTGCTGGGGTCAACGTCAACGGTCGGATGATCGATCGTGACGGCGGCGCCCATGATGGAACCGATGGTGCGGGCGTCAAACAACGTGTCCGCCGTGCGTTCCACGTAGCTGACGCCGTTCGTGCCCGGCTTGACCGGCACTTCACCGGGGCCGTAGATAAGCACGCCGACGCGAGCAACCGGCACGTTGCGGCACAACAGGTTGCCGTTGGGCAGCCGCTCGCGGTTGTCACTGATTTTCTCAGTGGTGTGGATGGGCGCGGTGCCGCCAGGTGCGACGGGAGGGCCGCGGTCCTGCGTGCGTGCGCGGGAGGCAGTTTGCATAGCGATCCTCGCTTTGGTGGTTGACATCACATGACACGCAGCCAGGTGTTGGCTGCGACTTTCTGAAAGAGTGCGGCGCCGTTGGCCGCCAACGTGGTGGGCGCATTGACGATCGTGGCGCCGCCACCCACTTGACCCAGCGTCAACGCCGTGATGGCTTGCGTGGTGAACACACGTTCAATTTGACCGATGCGAGACTTCGCGTTGGAGGGCAGGTTGATCGTGAGCGTCGCCAGCGTGCCGGCCGGCGTGAGGTACAGGAGGCCGCCAGTCGCGTTATCCGTCATCACGACGGTTGCGCCTGTCACCGGTGTTGCGGCTTGTACTGCATCCGGCACGAGCGCTTCTATGAGGCTGCCGTCGGGTGCGTAAAGAAGCGCGGCGTCGGTGGCGTCATTGCGGACGATACCGATAGCCAACAAGTCCACCAGCAAGGCGGAAATTTGAGCACGCAATGCCATTGTGTTTTCCTTGATTGATGCCGGCCGTCAACGGATGACGACGACTCGGCACGGGATTGAAAAAGTCGCGCCGAGCGCGAGGGCGGGTCCGTTGACTTTCACGATCAACGTGCCATTGGCTGTAGCCACGGCGGTGCCGATGTCATAACCGGCAGGCGGCGTGTCAATTGCGTAAAGCTGCACGTCATCACCTTTCAACAAACCGGTGACGCCGGTGACTGTCACATCACGCACACCTGAAGCAATGAGGACGGCGGCCGTTTGTGCAATGTTGAACACGCCGAGCACATACCGTTTGGCGGCACCAGTGGGCGGCACCGTTTTGAGCGGCAGCACGCGGTTGTTGCGGACGCCAAGGATCAAGTCCGTGGCCTCAGCATCGACAGGGGTCATACTTCCGACATTCTTGGTTGCCATCTCAGGCGCCCTCCGCTAGTTGCTGGTTGCTCCCATCCATGAGTTGGCCGTCGGCATCGGTGAGCATGTCCGCTGCCGGCCAGTCGTAGCGCTTCAGCCCGAGGCGGGCGAGAGCGGTGGCGCCTTCCTCTTCGCTGACATCTGACGTCGCCAAGAGCTTGGTCGCAACATCAGGTTCCACCGGAACGCCGAGAGCAGCCGCGCCAGCCACCAGGGCGGCAGGACTCGCCAGCATGTCGGCAAACGGACGGTCCACCCTGCCCACGCTGATGTAATGCGTTGGCTCCGCGCTGCCGGCCAGCGGCTGCAAGGGGTCGTTGAACATGCCTTGGCTCGATGGCCCGAACGTGCCGGCGAGATAGCGCGCGAGCATGACGTTCTCTTGCGTCACGATCATGCAGCGGTGCACCCAGTCCATTTGATCCATGGTCATTGCTCCAACAAGAGGCGGGCGAACTGCGATTGAACGAACGCGAGGCGATCAGCGGATAGCGCGGCCACGTCACCCCACTGGAACTCGCCGTAGACCATGCCGTTGAAGCGGGCCGCTGCGTCACCTCGCGCACCTTCGTAGCTGATCTGGCTTGAAAAATTGCCGCTGCCCATGGTCGGCGCCGTGTTCGACACCTGTACGCCGTCTTTCCAAAGCTGGCGGCTTGGCGCGTTGATGTCGGTCTGCCCACCAAATGTAATCAAAGCCCCAACGGGAATACCTGTAGTGCTTGACGGGGAACTGGCTGCTGATCCACGCGACAAATAGGAAGCATTTCCGAGGTTGCTACTCTCAGGCATGGACAGGTAAAAGGTGCCAGGAGTGGTGCCTGTAGTCGGTCCATGCTCAACGAGAATTGCAGCAACGTCCGCGGCCTTTTGTGCAGCGTAGATCACCGAAGTCTTATCCGTCCCGCTGTAGTCGATGGGCGCGGCGGTGTACATGCCGTCGTCCTGACCGTCGTAGCGCAGGCCGATGGGGAAGCCCACGGCGTCATAGTCGCCGGTCTGCGGGCTCAGTCCGGTGCGTTGGTAGCGGCCGACTTGCGCGATGTCGCCATTGGTCAGCATCGGGCGAGACAAGACAACTTCACCCGTGGTGTTGGCTCCGTTGCCAAGGCCCACGCGCGGGATGAATGAGCCCGCCGTCGTGCAGGTCACCGTGCAGGCGATACGAGCCCCCACCGGGACAGCGGAGAGCAA